GAAGGATTGATAATGAGTGAGGCTGATAAACAAGAAGCTCAACGAGAGGCAGATGAGGCAGATGCTGTTGCAAACGATACATCCTTACCTCAAAATGGTAGAACATCTGCAAAAGAATATTCTAACTTAAAAAAATCTGAAATAAACACAGGAGAAAAAAATGCAGCAGCTGTTGAATTATCAGAAGAAGAATTGAAAGCTATTGAAGAAACCACACCACCTGAATATAAATGTGAACAAGGTACTAAGATTGTTGCAATTGCAAAAAGAGATATTGGTATTTTAGAAACAGGTACACCTCCTGGTAAAAACTATGGCGGGTTTCCTGGTGGAGTTCAAAAAAATGAACGAGGTAGGATTGATGATATGTTTGATAATGTAGGATTGGATAATCAGGCTAAAGTTAAAAAAACAGGTAGTGGTTATTATTGGTGTGCTGCCGCTGTTGCAACTTGGTGGCAAGAAGCAGGTTTAGAAACACCAAGTGGTGGGGCAAGTTGTGATAATTGGATGAATTGGGGAAAACAAAACGGATATTGGAGTACCAAACCAAAAGTAGGTGCAGCTGTTTTATATGGTTCACCTTCCGATGCACATCATATTGGTATTGTTGCTGGTGTAACTGCAACTGGTGGTATTATTACAATCGAAGGAAATACAAGTGGTGGTGGATTTAATAGAAATGGATGTGGTGTATTTCAGAAAGTACCAAAAAAATATTTAGGATTTGTAAACCCACCTGATTGCTCATAACCATAAACTCATAAAGAATATATTTATATTAAGATAAAAGAAAACAATTTATAATGGATACTAAGAAATTAGCAAAATTAATTAAAGTAATTGTAGAAGCTGAAGTGGCTAAAAATCACGAAAGATTTCTTACTAAAACCTTTCCTAAGATTTTAGAAGAAGAAGTATCTCGTAGAATGAAAGTTCTATCGGAGGAGAGGGGAGGTGTTGCTGCTTCCTCCACGCAAATCGTGGAAGAGGAAGTAGACCCATTTCAAATGGCAGAACAAGCACTACAAGAAGAAAGACAACAACCTAAAAAACAGTTTACAAAAAATGCTGTTTTAAATGAGGTACTAAATAATACAAAACCATTTTCAGCAGAACAAAGAAAAGGTGGAGTTGAACAAAAATCTGTATTAGATAAATTTCAACAACCTGTAAATGAAAGTATGGATAAAACAGTTTCATTTACTCAAACAACTGCAGGAGGTGGTCTTGAAAGCATGAGAGCTCAAATGGCATCTCAAATGGGTTATGGTGATATAAAAAGGGGACCAAGTAAAACAGGTCTTGGAGTTCAAACAGGATTGCCTGGATTAGATAGAATTTTAAACAGAGATAATTCAGAACTTGTTAAAAAATTTAAGAGATAGGAATAACTGATGGCTTATGTTCTTGATAGAAAAGTTGTAAAAGATACCAAAGAATTTAATGACTTTGCGTATGGTATAACCTTGCCTTTAAAAAGAGGTAATACGGGTTTCTTTGAACAATCTTTTTCTTCATTTGAACAGGCTAAGACAAATTTAAAAAATCTTTTGTTAACTAAACAAGGTGAAAGAGTAATGCAACCAAACTTTGGTACTGGATTACATTCTCTTTTGTTTGAACAAATGACAGATGATTTTGAAAATAAGTTAACAGAAACCATAACTAAGAGTGTTGGTTATTGGTTACCATATATAAACATAGAAGAAGTTGATATTAAAATGACTGATGAAATGAAAGATATGCACAGAGCAGATATGAACATTAAGTTTACAGTTGGTAACCAAATAGAAACACAAGAGATAACATTTAGAATTCAGGAGTAATAAAGGATGGCTTTAAATAGTGTAACAAAAAGAAGTAATCAAGGGAGAGATATAAAATATCTTAATAAAGATTTTGCTAAATTCAGACAAAATCTAATTGATTACGCAAAAGCATATTTCCCAAAAACTTATTCTGATTTTAATGAATCATCACCAGGTATGATGTTTATTGAAATGGCATCATATGTGGGTGATATACTTTCATACTACACAGATGATACTTTAAAAGAATCATTGATGTTGTATGCAGAAGATAAGGAAAATGTTATTGCATTGGCCTCTTATTTAGGATACAAACCAAAAGTAACTTCACCTGCTATTGTTAAACTATCTGTTTACCAATTAGTACCAGCTACTGGTAGTGGTAGTACAATACGACCAGATTATGATTATTCATTAAGAATTAAAGAAGGTATGGTATGTGAATCAAATGGTGGAATTATTTTTAGAACAACCGAACTTTTAGATTTCAATGATGAAACAGATAGAGAAGTTGTTGTATATCAAAGAGATTCAAACACAAACGAACCAACACAATATCTAATAAAAAAATATGTAAATGCAATTTCAGCTGAATTAAAAACAACATCTGTTCAGTTTGGTACTGCTCAACAATTTTCACAAATAAGATTAGCAGATACAAATATTATTGATATCTATGATGTAAGAGATTCAAATGGAAACAAATGGTATCAAGTTCCTTATCTTGCACAAGAAATGGTTTATGTGGATTATCCAACTTCAGAACAAACAGATAAAGATTTAGCACAATTTAAAGATTCTGTATCAAGTGTTTTAAAACTTATAAAAACATCAAGAAGATTTACTACAAAGGTAAATGAAGATAATACAACTTCAATAATATTTGGAGGAGGTAACTCAACATCATCAGATGAAACATTAATACCAAACTTTAAAAATGTTGGATTAGGATTAAATTCATCCATAGATAGATTGGGTGCATCATTTGACCCTTCTAATTTCTTAAAAACTAAAACATATGGACAGGCTCCTGCAAATACAACATTGACTGTTTCTTACTTAGTAGGTGGTGGAGTTGAATCCAATGTTGCTTCAAAAGAAATAACAAAAATTAATTCTATTTCGTTTGATGAAGATACGAGTGTATTTGGTTCGGCAGAATTAGCACTTTATAACAGAATGAAAGCTTCTGTTGCAATAGAAAACGAATTACCAGGTAGAGGAGGTAGAGGTGCAGAATCTATCGAAGAGATTAGAGAAAATTCATTAGCAAACTTTGGTTCACAAAACAGAGCGGTAACAAGAAAAGATTATCAAGTAAGAGCGTTATCGTTACCTCCAAAGTATGGTGGTGTTGCAAAAGCATATTGTGCACCAGATGGAGAGTTAGATAATAATTCACCTTCATCTATTTTAAATAATCCTGATTCATTAGAAGAATTTGCAGGATTAGTTCAATCATTAGGAAAACAAAACCTAACAGAACAACAAACAAAAGATGAATTGAGAAAATTCTTAAGTGGAAAGAAAAATAACATAAACGAAAAGAATAATCCATTTGCAATTAACTTATATGTACTTGGATATGATTCAAGTAAATATCTAACATCATTAAATAAGGCTATTAAAGAAAACCTAAAAACTTATTTAGGAGAATATAGAATGTTAACTGATGGTGTTAATGTTATTGATGGGTTTATCATAAACATAGGTGTAGATTTTGAAATCAGAGTTTATGGTGGATATAATAAAAGAGAAGTTCTTACACGATGTATAAATGAATTGAAAGATTACTTTAACATCGATAATTGGACATTTAATATGGCAATCAACATTTCTGAAATAGAATTACTGATTGCAGGAGTAGAGGGAGTACAATCAGTACCTAAGTGTGAAATTACTAACAAGTGTTTAGGAAACTATTCATCGCATTCATATAATATACAAGATGCAACTAAAGGTAAAATGGTTTATCCATCTTTAGACCCATCTATATTTGAAGTGAAGTTTCCTAACAAAGATATTAAAGGGAGGGTTGTATAATGTATTATTTTGTAACGGCATCAAAAGATGCAACGATTTACTTACAACAACCAACACAAAACACAGGGTTGGATGAGATATTAGAAGTTTCTAAAACTTATTATGGAAACTTAAAAGATATTGCTCACACACTAATCAAGTTTGATACAACATCACTTTCTCAATCAATAGTAAGTGGAGATGTAACTATGAGTTCGGCTGAACTTATTCTAAGAGAAGCTGATTCATCTGATGAAATACCAACAGATTACACAATATATGCATATGCGGTAACCCAATCATGGGATATGGGAATCGGTACAAGATTTGATGAAATCAGTACAGATGGTGTTTCTTGGGATAAAGTTAGAACAGGTGTTAATTGGATGACACAAGATTCACATTCAGCAGATACT